GCATACAACCAAGAGAATCCATCGTGTTATAACCCTGAGTGATCTTACTATCATCAGCAAGCGCAAGTGGTGCGCTAGTGAGTGAGAACGTAGTCAGGAGTGCTAGAAGTGTTGAGCGAATCATAATTGTAAAATACTAAATGCTTTTCTTTGCTACTGAATCAGCAACAATGTGTGATAGACGTGATTCTAAAACTGCATCACTGATATTATGTCTAAATGCAAGTGCTTGAGTGTCATGTCGTGAATGTCCCCACATACAATCAATGAGAAATTTAATCTCATCAATTGTTAATTCAATGGATAACATCTCGGGGTCATCAGAATTCATCGAGGAGATCTTCGGGGAGGACTTCATAGATTTCATTACTTGGCATATAATACTCTGCCATATGTAGAGTCTTTTGACGATCTTCGTATTCTAGAACTTCGTTGTAGTCAATGTCGAGAGTGTAGTTCATCGTTTGATAATAAGGATTTCGTGTGATTCTTTGGTGTTGTCAGTGTTATTGGCGATACGATTATCACCAATGCGTGTCTCTCCTAGTTGATAAGAGTAGTGCCACTCGGGATAGTATAACTCGAAGTCACTATACCACTCACGAATAGTCTCGCAATTGTTGTAAGAAAGAATAAACGTACCCTTGTGTGAGTGTAGTAGGTCTCTCAGTATAGCATGATCAAACCCAGTGTGGTGGACATCAATGTTACAATTTGGATACATGCCCTTGAGCATCTTGTTATCCTTATCCTTCTTCAAATAGTATGGAGGATCAAGATACAAGAAATCAGTATCGTAAGAAGGCAGGACATCTTCAAAAGATGCCTCATATACACTGAGATTCGGATTCTTGTAGTTACGAATCTTCTTGACCATATTGTCCCACTTCTTTTGATCTTGGTAGATCTTACTCATCCATCCCAGATACATTGGACCATAGGATAGATTGTGGTTGTAGTAGTAATATGCTGCGGAAGTGATATTGTCAAGACGGATTGGATCACGCTTGTAATAGTCTGTCTTCCAGTCCTTGAGCATTTCTTGAGTATAATCCCAACAAATTAGTTGCTCTTTGATCTCAGCATACTTTTCTTTGGTTGGTTCAATGAGTTGTAGAGCATCTGCCAATGCATCTGGTTCCCTCAATAGAACCACCCAGAAGTTAACTAGAGCAGGAAATACATCAAATCCGATAACATTTATGTCTAGTTCACTTGACCAGCGTGATTCTAATGAACCACCACCGATAAATGGTGACACAATACGATCTGTCTTAGGAAGATGCTCTGTAATAATATTGTATGCTTTACTTTTACCGCCAGCATAGCGAATAGGTGTCTTCATTTAGTCTTACGATCGATTTTGTACTGCCCGAACGCTTCATGAATGGAATCAGGAAGAGAAACGCCAGTCTCTTGATAGTTCCACTTAGGATAGCATCCTTCAATAGTATTATACTGCATCAAGCAGTTTTCCTCAATACCTTTAGCACTGACAGGTACACTCACTTGCTGAGACTTGAACAAACCAGGAACTTCAACTACAATGGGGTCCATGTAGATCATGTAAACCTCAACTTTGTTGCCCTTGTCCAGTTCATCACGCATGAACCAGTTGATAGCAAAGCGATTGATGCCAGGGTCATCTTGACCAGCATTGAGATAGAAACCCATACAACCTTGAATGCCACTCTTCGTAGAAGATTGACCAATCTTGTAGATTTCTCCATCTACACACAAAATGTAGACGAGAGACACATGCTTGCTCTTCAGATTCTTAGGGAAACTGACATCATAGTTCATCACAAGTTTGGTCTTGTAAAGAACATGCTTGGGACCAGAGTAAGCAGTGGTGCCGTGAGTGATCTCACCAACACGAATGGCGTTAGGAACGTCAGAAATGTGCATGGTGTGTGTCTCAATACAAGTAGTATGGCATAAAAAAAGGAGGGTGTCAACCCTCCCCAACCAGTTCATCAAGTGTCACTAAAGATCGGGATGATGTCAGTTTTTAAGTGTAATGTCTTGTTGATATGTTGTTCCCACATACTTGCGTCGTCCAGATTATAAAAGATTGCTTCTTGGTGCGATTTTGCATTCTTCTTCTGCTTTTGGTAAACAACTTTGAATTTCATTCCAATAATTACGATAAACTACGAGATTTGTTTTGTAGCGACCCCAACGACATGTTGGGTCAGGTCTGTCAATAAAGCATATGGAGATGTATTCTTCACATATAAACGAGATGTAACCTTTTGTATTACCATAGGTTACTGGTTGAAGCATTTCAAACATCATATTCTTTGTTCACCATATCACTCATCTGTTGATTAAGTTCAATAATATAGGCAGACAAAGTTTCAACTCTCTTTTCTAAATTTTGGTTACGATCTTGAAGATCTTTAACGAGATCTTTAACCTCATTGTTGAGTGCGTCAGCAGCGTCTTGACTGTGTGCCATAATCATTAGTATTTTAAAATGATGTCTTATCTAGTTGAGTAATAGTTTCGGCAACCTCATCTGCTTGATTTTGAAGAGATTCTTGTGTGAGATCGATAACAGGAGCATATCCATTTCCAAATCCATCACCTTTATTCATATCATATTTGATTTTATAAAGATCACGAAGACGACGCTTCATACGGATAAGTTCTTCATCACTATAAAGATACTCTTTTTTGAGAGCAGTCTTTACCCATTTAATTTCTCTTGCTGGTGTCCACATATTATTCTCCTTTAAAATCTTCTTCACAACGTGCCTTCTCTGCTAGAAACTCAGCACGACCAAGAGTCTCAGGAATATTACCAACACAAGTGATTAGATCTACTCCACGATTACCCATCATAAGAGATTTAAGTTCAGTTGCACGATCCATATGCTGTCTATGATAGTTGATCAAATCATCGATACAAGATAAAATCTCTTCATATGTTTGACGTGCTGGTATTTTATCATCATTAAGATAATCATCGATTGCATCTTGCATACGATCTTTGCGCTGCTTTGCATATTCTGCTGTCCAATCGGTGTCTGCCATAAGAAGTTCCTGAGAGTGGTCTAGAAGGCGCTGTAACTGCTTTCTATTATAGTTTATATGTATTTGCTTGTCAAGTAGAAAACTCTTGGTTTCTACGCTCATCTAGATATGTGATGATTTCAGAACGCCATTCCATTAATTCATTGAAACATTCTTGGTTATGAGCACATGATCTAAGTCTGCTATCTGGTTTCAATACGCTTTCATAAAAAAGACCCAGTGCATCTTTACGTTTTTGATACTTGTTGGTTTCCATGAATGAAGATGATGAAGTGTTCAGTTAATATAGGTGATCAGACAACTAGACTTGTAGCAGGTTGCCCTTCAACAAAAATAGTGTCTACAATACGCTGGAGTCTCTTAATAGTCTGAGCACCATAATTCTTGAATACAGGCACTGTCACAAACCCAGTGGGTTTACGATAGAATTGTACTTGACCAGCAACTAGTTTACCAGATGCAATATCAGCAGCATCATCCTTGTTCATGCGGATGACACGACCGATCGTCTGTGCCATCTCAATGATGTCAAGATTGCGAAGCATGATAGTATGTGTCAGACCATGCACGTTGATACCTTCAGACAGAATGCTATAGTGGAAGATGATAAACTTCTTGTTAGGATCTTTACCCCAAGCATCAAATGTGTTGAAGAACTCTTGACGATTGACTTTCTGGTCATCAACATAAGCACCAAACTTACTGGTAATATGGAGAACGCTGTAACCACGCTCCTTCAATTCATGAAGAATATCTGTCTTGAATAGCAAAGCACCCATAATCTTGCTAGCAGGAGACGCCACAAGGATCTTAGATGCCTGTGATTCAGGCAGAGAGTCTACGACACCTAGAAGCATGGCACGATCGCCTGTGCAAGCAGCAGCGCCCTTCTCACGGGTGATGTCAACCTCAAAAGGAATAACAGTTGGAGGAAGAATGCTGCCGCTATTGACTAATTCTGGTGCGGGGACATTACACAACACACCACCATAGATCTCCCCATTGTTCATACCACGATTAGACTTACGTGTATGCTTAGGAGTGGCAGTGAAGAAATATGCAGCATCAGCACTCAGACTAGCAGCAGCAACACCAATAAAATGATTACGCTGTACAGCATTATGCGCTTCGTCAAAGTAACAGCAATTGATGTGGATACCAGCATCGATGATACGAGGAAGAGAATGATATGTTGTGAAGATAATAGTGTGCTCACCTACATGCTGACACATACGTACAAACAAGTTAATACGATCAGACTTAGTAGTGCTGAAGTGCTTTGTCTCTCCACTATGAACGTGAAGGACATTCGCATTAGTGATACACTCAAGGTATTCAGAAGATAGTTGAGTTGCTAGCATGATGCGAGGAGCAACAACAACAATAGTCTGCGGAGCATCTGCGGAACAGAGACGCCTAACAGCATCCATAATAGCAATGAGAGTCTTGCCACCACCAGTAGGAACAAGGATTTGACCCTTACTAGCAAACTGCATCGCATCGAGAGCGCGTTGCTGATGAGAGCGGAGTTGCATTACGAGGTGTGGTGCTGACGACTCAATAATTATAGCATAAAAAAGGGGCGTTGCCGCCCCCTGTGCCAGTTATTTAATTGTCATGCTCGCCAAACTTTAAATTCTTTCACCTCACGCTTGTATACTAGCACATCTATCAGGGTCTTATCCGCATCAAATACAAAAGACAGATCAATTTCCTGCATTTGATGATCGATTAAACTTTTAATCCATACACTATCATCTTCTGTAATCAAATTAAGTGTTGTTGCTGTCTTTAACCAGTAATTTACATACTCTTGCTTATTTCTTTCTACTTTTGTTGGATTGTATACTGTAATCTTACGCTCTTTGTTATTAGAAGACGTGAAACTATAATTTCTTAGAGAATAAGATCGAGATGTGTGAACAATTGTATTATCACTATCTTTTGGATGCTCTATCCACATCTTACAATCTGAAGTAGCAGTATTATTAGATAGATTCTTATATAATTCACCTAATTCAGTAGTTTGGCAATCAGGGGTTAACTCTATCTTGTTTGTGGTAAATCCTGTTGTATTACCATTTACATCTAATGTAATATTTTGTATGAACCCGGATACATCACCATGGAGATCATTTAGTGTCTCTCTAATGTCAGAATTAATATCTAATTGTGCTAGTAGGTTAATCCACTCCTCATTAATACTTAAAATCGATGTAGATTGAGCAAATGTGATACTGATTTTATCAATGGCATCATTATAATAGATATCAATATACTTTTCTTTACTGCGGTTTCTGAAAGAATCATTAACGAATCGGTATTCTAATATTTTTTGTATCTTTGCATTTGCTTCAGTTGTAAATATGCCATCATATGCTTCCGTGCATGATGCCCACATCTTAGAATGTGTATATAATAGTTCTCTATTACTGAGACTATAAACCTTAGATACGTTTACTTCTTCTGAAAACATTATTCGTTATCCGCTAGAATTTGTCCATTAGGACCATATACCGCGTAAAAGATATAATCCTCAGGTGTGGTTACTATTGATTGACTAGAAGGGAAAGCATCTTCACAAAACTCTAATGCCTCTTCCACATTATCATTCATAATAAAAGTAAATTCAGACTGCTGTAATGCTGTAAGAATATCTAGAGGTAATACTAATCTATATTTTGCTACAGATGCATTGATAGCATCAACATTACTACTACTGTTCCATCCAGTAGAACGTAAGAATATCACACTTTTCTCTTGTGTCAGTGCAGACTGACCAATAAAGTCTGTGAGATAATCAATATCGTAGTTCGCGTTTAGCTCCATTTAACTTCCAAGCAATAGTTGTTCTTAATGAGGTGAATGATCTAGAAACTTCTTCGGCATAATGTTTTCTTTGACCAGGAAAGAATACTGCCATGTTAGGTTCTGGATTCACATATGTGTATGTGTTATCACGATTGAAGAAGCATGTTTTTCCTCCCCAGAGATGATTCCATTCAGAATTAGAATAAAGTAGAAAAGTTCTACAATCATCATAATGTCCATCAACATGCGGTAATGCTTTATCAGCAAATACATGTCCATTAGCATAGACACGCTCTAACACAAGATCTGGTTCATCTGTGACATCTCTTATGATATTTAGTAAATACTCACTAAAGAATTCATTATCACTCAATTCCATTTGCCAAAATGGTACTCCAATATCAGGAGATATAGAACCATGACCATACATCCACTTTGGTTCTGCCATTGTTTTCAAAATGTCTATGAAATCAATGTTAGAAAATACATTATTATAAATCTCCATATTCCCTCATAAAGTTTGCTCTTATCTGTTCAAATGGAAGAAATACTTCATCATTGTCTGGTAGTTCTTTCATACCTTTAATAATTGAATTAGATAGATCTATCAATTGATATCTCAAGAAATTCTCACGAATTATACTAGTTCCCCACATAAGTGCAACTCGTCTTCTTCCAGAAGTGATAGGTTCTACATGATGTAGCAATCCTGTAGGATATATTAAAGCAGTTCCTGCTTTACACTTATATCCATATTCTTGATCTCCAAACTTGACAACTAATTGCCCACCCCCATATTCATCTGGAGAGTTTAAAAATAAACTAATACTATGATGAGTAGTAAGTCCTGCTATCTTTATATCATCAATATGCTTATCATAAAAACCTCCTTCACGATATTCAGAAAAAATAGGAACAGTTATGTCCTTAAACATATATGTTGCTGAAAAATCATTACTATCTTGTAATGCAGTATTAACAATATCTAATGATTTTCTGAATTGTGAAGAAGTTTGTTCCATTGCGAAACTCTTTTTCTGAGTTTCATCTATATCATTTTTACCTCTTTTGCTAACTAGTCCTTGTCTTACTGGTGCTACATCGAATAATTCATTAATATTTTTTACACTTTTTTCATTAAGAATCTCACATTCATATATCATATTCTATTCCTCTTCTTCAGCAAATAAATTAATATCGAAATCTGGATATATTGCTTCAATATCCATTGACTTAATAATATCAAGAAGATCTTTCTTGATTGTTTTAACAGAAGATGCTCTCTCCCTAGCATATGCTAACTTATTAATCATTCTACTATCAAGGAAGTCAGATGATGCATCATCGTCATAATTTGTCCATTGCTTAGCATCATCAGGATCCATAAATGCAGGAGCAGATGTCACCCCATCTTCTAGCATGTCATTGGGATACAATTTTCTGTAATTTTTAGGATCAATTGGATATACATTTACATATAAACTTTTCATGAAATCTAATGTAGTATCGTAAGTATCAGGATTAGGAATAGCAGTAGATCTAATTCTTGCTCTCCAGTCAATCCAACGCTGCTTTTCTCCATCATATGAATCTGAAACATCTGGAAGGATACGCCAGTCAGATGCTGACAAGATCATATTTTTTTCTCTAATTCTCTTTAACCACTTCGACTCAACAAAAGCATATTCTCTATCAAGTCCATCAAGTTTTTTCTTTCTAGCAATACTTTTGACAGCAGTTTGAACAAGAAATATTGCTGTTCCTAAATTATATACTACTTTTGCTTGATCAGCATTTCCTCCTTTAAAGTGGTAATCACTCCAATAAACAGAATCTGAGTTAAAATCATATCTTTGTCTATTACGTTGTGCATAATATGTACCATCATTATAATAGCAAAAGAATTGCAACTCATCCTCTGCTGTATGCCAAAAAGAATCAATTTTAGAAAAGAATTCTGCAATTAATTCATCAGAAACTTGCGCTTTAAGCAAAGAAGCAGCGTTATTAATGTCTAAATTTTCTGCTGGTGCAATTAAAATATTTTTATTCACCAAATCCATTTGAAGGATGGGTTTTCTTACTAAAGTATCTGTAGATGAAGTCATACTAGTTAAGGTGTGTTTTTATGTACCATCCTGTCAAAATATATTTATCACCCTTTAGTACCATATTTCCTTTATGGACATGGGTTAGACCTGCCGGGAAGATAACAACTGTTCCTTTTGTAGGACGAATACGCTTTAATTGGTACATGAATTCTGTTTCTCCACCACCATCATCTTCTAGATCATTAAGGTAAATCATCCAAACAATCTCTCTCTGTGCATGTGATGCAGCAGAGTTTTCATAGTGCCATTGATGATATCCACCACCTGGTGATGTTTTCTGTACTTTAATGTCAGTAGATATTAGGGGAACTTGCTTTAATTGACCAAATTCACTTATATAATGTTTTAAACAAGATTTCAAATATTGATTAGTTTGGTAGGTTAAACCATCATTACAATAATTTGCTAGAAGGGATTTATCCTTTCTATTCATATTGCTGTAATATTGTATCTCGCCATCTATGAGAGTGGTTGCAGCATTTTCAGTATCTGTAGGTCCAAAAGATTCTTCAAAATCGCTAGGATCGATAGTAGAAGCACCACCTCCATCAGTTAGATGATCAAACCACTTTATAACGTGATCACAAAATGATTCTGGAATAAAATTTTCCCATACACCAATAAAATCTTCACATGTAAAATCCGTTACCTTTGGATCTCTCATTAATTCTAACGGACGCCATTCTTGCACCTTCGCATTATTTCCTGATTTCATAATGATCTGTAATTTAATATGCCTTTATTATATATTTGATTTTGTGGAAGGGAGTTACCACAGGAACTTTACGCTGAGGATCTAAAGTAGCAGAAGGAACTGGTTTAGTTGAATTATTCCATGTAAATGTACCAGGATTTAATTCAATTTGAACATCAGATTGATTGAAAAATACAGATGTGTTAAGTCCGAAATTTGCTAACCCTTGCTTGTGTGCAATAGCAGCACCGGTAACGTTACCGAAAGTAAAATCTGTATTAGGATCTAATACAGGATCTTGACCAAGCAAGTGAGCATGACTTAATGTTCCATAAATTGATTGATAAGAATCAACTCGTGCTCTACCATCTTCTGTGTCAATTACAGCAGCATCCAATGGATTTCCACTACCAATAAAATGTTGATTTAAATTTCCTGGTATTTCCGCTTGTAAGTCTGCAAATGGAGATCCCCAATAATTACCAAACGCAACAGTACTTTCACCATTTCCTGGTAATAAATCTTCTGCATCACCAAGACCACTTTTAGCAACTTGACTACTAAAATCAGCGAATCCATCTCTCCAACCCAACAAATTTCCCCAGTATCCATCCTCAACTGCATCATTCTTATCATCGTCCTGATTTTGTCCAGTTGATCCTGATTCTGATGGATCAGTTCTATAATATGCATATGTGTACCAAGGAATACAAGGATCCCCACCATCACCCTCAACTTTTCCTGTAACTAATACATGCTCATGCTGAGGAACTTGCACATTAACACTACTAACTTCTCCAATAACTGCGCCAACAGATCCTGTGACATTATATTCAACTTCTGTTGATAAAAGTTCAGTTCCAAATGTTCTTGGAGTTCCTAGTGTAAAGTATTCTGATTCTATACCATCACTAGATCCAGCAGGTGCAACAACTTGTTCTAGTGGATCTGGACCAGCAACATCAACATCATCAACATACCAGTAACCACCAGTTGATCCAGTCAGTTCAAATGAACCACCAGCACTTGTTACAGGAACAAAAGAAGATGATCCTCTATTAGAGTCAACGATACCAGCACCTACCATTCTAACATTACGATAGTCTGGAACATTGAAGTTTCCAGTGTAGGATTTAGTTGCAGGAATATATGCACCATTGCCACCATATGTGTTACCAATTGCTTCCCACAACCAAGGATAATCTGCTGCAGCAAAGGTTGCTCCATCACATGGTAAGAATCCTGGATATCTTTCTTCAATATCACCATAACCAAAGTTACCATCATTTAGTGGTGTTTCTTTAGTGATGGGAACAACAGTTCCAATAGAGTAACCATCAAACTTAGGTGCTCTATAGTAATCTCTAGCATTGTTAGGATCTTCGCCTGCTGCTGCCCATGCTGTATCATCAAAATATGCATTCTTCTCAGAATACCACACACCAAGATATGCAGGAGGGATAGGTTTAACAGCATAGTTGATAGATCTCAACTGAAATGGAGATGCATCACCAAATGTGATCACTGTCTGACCATAATTGGAGAGTCCTTGAACAGGATCAAGATCTGCATTTCCAGGTTGTTGCATAATAATGGTAATGAATACAGGATCACCACCAGGATCAGGATTAACTGTTCGTGGTCCTACAGTTGCTGCATCACCATTGATTGAGAATAGAACATCACCAATGTTCTCATTGGTAGCAAAGTTAAATTCATTAAATGATTCAGGATTTGTTGCACTAATAGTGATTGGTAGATTGAAGTCAGTCAATCCAATAGGACCAATGATACTAGCACCACCAGGAGTTCTATTGATAACTTGGTTGATAGGTGTGAATGCTGGAATAGTATCTGGACCAGTCCAGTTTGCTACAGTCCATGTCTGAATAAATCTGTTTCCTACGTTAATACCAACAGTAACAACACCTTGACCAGGAATTACAGGGTTAGTGATATCTGTAGAGTTATCAACAACCAGTTCGATAGTATCACCATTCTGAACTGTGACATTGTTGATGAGACCAGAAGAACCACCATTAATACTAATCTTAGGAACAATATTAGTATCAGCAGGTCTGACTGTAACAGGAACAAATAGTCCAGCGTCAAGTCCACCAACCAGTGCTACATTTCTGCCAGCAACTGATGTAGAAGAACCTGATGCAGTTTCTGATCTAAGACCAGTTTGTCCAGGAATCTGACCAACTAGATCTTGGAATACAAAATTAGTTGGATTATCATCAATACCTTGTCCAGATGTAATCTGCCATACAGAAATACCAGCACCATCACCAACAGTAACACTGAAGTTAATAGTTGCTGTTGGTGTTGCTGATGATGTGCCCCTTAACTGAACATACTGACCATTACTTACTGTCAGGTTGTTGCCCCAAACACTTGAAATATTATTCAGAACTTCATATCCATCAGCATTAGTAAATGTAGTATTAAAATTAGATACTGCAATCTCTGCACCATTATCAACACTAATGATAGCAGAAGTAGTTAATCCTAGAATTTGTGCAATATCACTGTATACAAGTTGTCCTAGTGGTAGATTGTTTAGCGAACCAAAATCTGGTGCTGGATTTGGTGTGTTGACTGGAATTGCACCAGTTGTAACATCCCAAGTAGCAGAACCTGTTCCAACAGTAACAACAACATTCTTTGTGTCTGATGGTGAAGAAGAAGATACTAGTCTGACCTGAATCTGGTCAAGATTAGATACGGTATTGTTAAGTGCTCTAGTCCATGCACCCCAAGCACCATAACTACTGGATCCTTCGTTGTATAGTCTTAGACGATAAGACCAGTCGTTTACATCAATAACATTGGAACTAACAATCAATGGTGCCTGTGTTCCAGGATCAAGACCAGTGATTGTAATAACTTCTTCACCTTCTCTTAGTGGATCAGGATCACTTGCTAGTCCAGTATATGCAACACCATTATCAGGATCTGTTGTTGCTGCATATGTTAATAGAGTATCGGGTTCTGCATCATCAACATTTCTAAGGAAGAACGGATCAGGTTCAAAATCTTCTAGTTTAGTCTCAATAATCCAGAAGACAGTAAGCTCGCCAATCTCAATCTTGACTTGAGTAATATCGTTGAACAGAGGAGGAGCTTCGTAACGAAACTGGATAGACTGTCCCTCTTCAACATACAGCGGACTGGCACTAAACTGATATGGCATCTGATGTTAAGATTTTATCCCGTTAAGTATTTAGGTTAGATTTGACGAACGTCGTTCCAGTTAGATTCTATATCAGGATCATTATCATCAAATCTTACTTGAATAGGAAAATTCGATCTAATCTCTGCTGCAACTTCAATATCTGTAACTACAATAGGATCACTAAGAACTAATGACTCATCAGGTGCTGCAATCTGATCAAGTGGTAGTTCATCTAAGTTATCTGGAATAGTAATATTATCAGGTGTTTCATCGACAACTACACCAATGCTAGTATTCTGAATATTTGAACCACCAGCACCTGCGGCAGAAACACTAAATGCAACAGCAAATGTTCCATGTAATGTCCATGGAATATTAAATGTTGCTGTATTGGTTACTGCTGCTCCAGATTCGTCGGATGCTGTTCCTGGCAGAGAAATACTTTCTGTTATATTTACAGCATTACCTGTATTTGGATTTCTTTGCGTATAAATGGCATTAATATTAACACCACTGGTTGCATATCTATATGTCATATCAATTGACAAAGTATCGCCATAGTTAATCTGTAGTGGCGGATTATATGCCAATTCTGGTGGTTGATTCACAGTAACAGTAACATCATCACTGTCTGATCCACCGAGACCAGAAGCAGATAATGTATATGTGGTTGTAAGAGTTGGTTGAACATTTGTATTGCTTGTAAGCAAAACTCCACCAATACCCTGGTTGATTGATGCACTGCTTGCATCACCAGTCACAACCCAATCTAGGTTTGCAAACTGTCCTCTAGTAATAGATGTAGAAACATTTTGTCCATTTGCTCTTAAGTTAGCAACAACTGGTTGATATACAGTAAGAATTGCTTGAGCAGTATCATTACCTGCCTGACCAATAGCAGTCAATATGTATGTGGTTGTAGCATTAGGACTAACAACTTTATCGTCTATAGCAGCAACATTACCAATACCTGCATTGATACTTTGAGACTCAGAATCTATTACACCCCAGGATAGAGTTGCATTTTG